CCTTGTGAACTTACAGAAGTTATTTTCTTCTGATGTTATCAAAGCCTTTAAAGAGATTAAAGATGAAAAAGAAGCAGACAAAAAAGTTGCCTAAGTTAGATACTCTTGTAGAAGATATCTATAAAACGATAGGAGTTTTATCAGAAGATAAGGCTCTTAAAATATCAGACGAAGACTTTGAAAGGTTTGGTAAGGATATGAGTGATGCTTTGAAAGGTTGGGCAACCCCTCAACCTAGACCTAAGAGCGGTCTAAGAATGTCTAACATTGGTAGACCACTACGTAGGTTATGGTATGACTTAAACCTAAGTCAAGAACACCAAGAAAAAATAGACCCTCCTACTTTTATTAAGTTTTTGTATGGTCATTTACTTGAGGTTCTTTTACTTTTCTTTGTTCGTTTATCAGGGCACGCTGTGTCAGCAGAACAAAAAGAAATATCAGTAGAGGGTATTAAAGGACACATGGAGTGTGTTATAGATGGAGAGGTTATAGATGTTAAGACAGCATCAGGCTACGCCTTTAAGAAGTTTAAAGAGGGCACACTAGCACAGAATGATGCCTTCGGCTACCTCTCACAGTTAGCAGGTTATGAAGAAGCTGAACAAACTTCTGAGGGTGGCTTCTTAGTCATGAATAAAGAAACAGGAGAGCTAACAACCTTTATACCTGATGATTTAGACAAGCCAAACATCATTCATAAAATAAAAGAAGTAAAGAAAGCTATTTCACTTGACAGTCCTCCTACTAGGTGCTATAATGTTATAGCAGAGGGTGTCTCTGGTAACATGAAATTACCAACGGGATGCAACTACTGCCCCCATAAGTTTACTTGTTATTCAGACTCTAATGATGGTCAAGGATTAAGAACATTCGCTTACGCAAAAGGAAATGTTTATCTAACTAATGTTGAGAAACTACCTAATGTAAGAGAGATTATATGAATGGAAAGCAAGCAAAGAAATTAAGAACTCAAGCTAAAGTATTAACAGTTGAATGGATTCATTCATTACTGCCTGATAAAGAAGCGTCTAAAGTAAACATAAAGAATTTTAAAGAGCATATGCCTGACCAGAAACATGTCTATGCTAATAATAAAATAATGCTTTCGTCCTTCTCTGAGAGGTGGTTTTATAAAAAATTAAAAAAGGAATTTTATGAAGAGAGGATATAGGAAACCAAGAAAGGTTAGACCAGTTGAAAAAGATTTACCTAAAGGGTACGACTCAGGTTGGGAGTACAAACTACACAGTCATATATTAGCTAAGTGGTCACACCACTCTGATAAGATTGAGTACGTTATTGAACACAAGTACGAACCTGACTTTACAAAAGTTATAGATGGTGTAGAATACTTGCTAGAAGCAAAGGGTAGGTTCTGGGATTACAACGAGTACAACAAATACATATGGGTTAGAAAATCTTTAAAGCCTAATCAAGAGTTAGTCTTTTTGTTTTCTAGTCCAAGCTCTCCTATGCCACAGGCTAAGAGAAGAAAAGACGGAAGTAAAAGAAGTCACGCAGAGTGGGCAGAAAAAAATAAATTTAGGTGGTTCTCTGAACATACACTACCTAAAGAATGGATAAAATAATATGGAATATAAATTTAACGAAGATATTATTATACAACAAGTACAAAGATACATTAATAAAACATACGAAAGACATTACGCACAAGGTAAGTATCAAGCAACAGACATGATTGTTGATGCAGGACACGGTAAAGGATTTTGTATGGGTAACATAATGAAGTATGCAGTTCGTTGTGGTAAGAAAGAAGGTGGTGATGCTGAATTAGACTTACTTAAAATAATACACTATGCAATTATAGCCATAGCTTTAGAAGATACAGACTATCATTTAGGAGAAGATTAATGGTTGAGGATAAAGTAGGAAAGAAACCATACTTAGGAATTGTTATAGACTATGACAAGGAAAAGAAACTAGACAAGTTTAGTTTAGATACATTAAAGGATAGATATTTTTGGGAGGAAGAAACACATGCACAAGAAGCATTCGCAAGAGCATCAGTCTTTGGTGCAACGTATAAAGGAGAAACTGATTTTGATCTTGCCCAAAGGCTTTATCAATACAGTTCCGATTGTTGGTTTATGTTTAGTACCCCTATACTTTCTAACGGAGGAACGACTCGTGGCTTACCTATTAGCTGCTTTCTCAATTACGTACCTGATAGTAGGAGGGGGTTATCTGATCACTATGATGAAAACATTTGGCTCGCAAGTTCAGGTGGAGGCATCGGTGGATATTGGGGAGATGTTAGAAGCAATGGTATTGATACTTCTAACTATAGTCGTTCTACTGGTTCAATCCCATTCATGCATGTAGTAGACGCAGAGATGTTAGCCTTTAATCAAGGTGTGACTAGGCGTGGTAGTTATGCAGCTTACTCAAACATATCTCATCCTGAGATTGAAGAGTTTATTAACATGCGTAAAGAATCAGGTGGAGATATAAACAGAAAGAATCTTAATATTCATAACGCTGTTAATATAACTAACGAGTTTTTAAAAGCAGTTCAAGAAGATACAGACTGGAGATTGATTGATCCTAAAACTAATGAAGCTGTTAAGATAGTTAGTGCTAGAGATTTATGGTGGCAGATGTTAAATGCAAGAGCAGAGACAGGCGAGCCTTACATGATTAACATTGACACCTGTAATGAACACTTACCACAAGGACAGAAAGATTTAGGTTTAAAAATAAATCAAAGTAACTTATGTTCAGAGATAGTGTTACCAACAAACGAAGAACGAACAGCCGTATGTTGTTTATCAAGTGTAAACTTAGAACACTTTGATAAGTGGAAGAAAGATGATCAGTTTATTGATGATCTAATTACGATGCTTGACAATGTGTTAGAGCATTTTATAGAAGACATTATAGACACCAGTAGACTAGGTGGATACAGTGCAAATTTTGAGAGGTTTAAAAAATATGTTAAAGAAGAAAAAGAAGGATTACTTAAAGCTGCTTATTCAGCGTATAGAGAAAGGTCGGTGGGTCTTGGAGCGATGGGCTTTCATTCTCTACTCCAAAGCAAAGGCTTACCTTTCCAAGGGTTACGAGCTACTAGTATTAACAATGTCGCATTCTCCCATCTTAAAGGACAGGCTGTTGCAGCGACTAAAAGACTTAGTGAAGAACGTGGGGAAGCTCCTGATGTACACGGCAGCAATAATCGTAACGCTCACCTCTTGGCTATTGCTCCTAATGCCAGTAGCTCTATTATATGTGGTGGCACTTCCCCTAGTATTGAACCATATCGTGCTAATTCTTATACGCACAAGACTTTATCAGGTTCGTACCAAGTTAAAAACAAGTACTTGGATAAAGTTCTTAAGAAGAAAGGATTAAATGTAGAAGAGAGAGAAAATATTTGGAAGGATATAACGATTGCTAATGGTTCAGTTCAGGGCATAGCTGTACTAACAGACGAGGAGAAAGAAATATTTAAAACAGCTAATGAGATTAACCAAATTTATATAGTTGAACACGCACACATGAGACAAGCATATGTTTGTCAAAGCCAGAGTGTTAATTTATTTTTCACCATGCCCAAAGCAACTGAGTCTCAAGCTGTGCATGATAAATACTTACAGTATGTAAATGATGTACATTGGTACGCAATGAAGAAATTAAAATCACTATATTATTTTAGATCGGATGCTGCTCGTAATGCTGAGAACGTGAATGTTAAAGTAGAACGAGTTAGACTTGAAGATGTAGAATGTTTGAGTTGTGAAGGATAATATAAACTTTAGCCAGTTCTGTAGTAGGCACTGGTTAGATCATTGTGATGAAAATAAAGCACCTTTGTGTATAACATACACAGAAAAAGAATACAAAATTAAATTTAACAAATGGCTACTAGAAAAGTATGCTGAAGAATTGGAGAAAGAATGAGCTTACTAAGCAATAGAGATTACTACAAACCCTTTGATCATCCTTGGATGTTTGAAAAATACGTGGAGCAAAACCAAATGCATTGGTTGCCTGAGTCTGTACCACTACACACAGATGTTAAAGATTGGCAAGAGCTATCTGCTTCAGAAAAGAATTTACTTACACAGATATTTAGATTGTTTACACAATCAGATGTAGATGT